CGTTGGCAGGTCCGGGAACGGTATTTTGAGCGGCGCTGTCGTGCACCCGTACAAAAGACTCAGGAACATCACACATATGGTCATCTTTAGTATTGATTTCAGCTGTAATTTTATCATGTACCACCTCAATTTCTTTTTGCTTTTCAATGAACTTTTGCACAACAACCTTAGTTATGACTTTTTGTTCTGTAACTATTTTCTCAACTTCATGTTTACCTTCAATCAAAATATCTTGGCGGCCTTGCAACCAAAATCCAAGACCAACCAACACAAAACATAAAATTGTGATACCAAATCTATACAATATAGGTATTAATTTACCGAATATGTGAGCCAATAAAAAAAGGGCAATGCCGAATCCAGCAATTGCCCATGGTACCCATGTTGGCAGTAATCCTAATGCATAATTTATAACATATTCAGGAGAGAACATATCAAACATCTTATGTCCTTAAATTTTTGGTGGTTTTCTTGAACCCATTTTCATCATTATAGGGTTATGTGCTTTCTTTTTTCTAGGTAGATAAACACCAGGTTCTCCACCTTTGCCGCCTGTACCAGCAATAGCACCTGTACTGACTACGTTAGTTGGACCTGCTGAACCTACTGCACCAGCACCCATACCGTCTTCTTGTATGTTCATAAACTGTTTAAATTTAATCATCTATTTTCCTTGATATTTCGGCCAGTTTAGCAGACAACTCTTGTAACTCTTTTTTGATATTTAACTTTTCTTCAGTTTCTTCGTGCATGTGCTTAAAATACTGAACTTGTCTTTCTCTTTTTTCAATGCCTGCTTTTGTGCTGGCAGTACCAAGGTTTTTGCCAGTTTTCTTTGAAACCAATTTGTAACCACTGCCAGTTTTGACAATGTGTTCCTTAAAGGTTTTAAAAGTTTTCATCAGCAGTTCCACTTTCTTAGTGCCAAGGCTTTACGAGTTGGTTTACCATTTGGCTTCTTCATTGGACCTTTCATGCCACCCATACGAGCACAGAAAGACTTTCTACGTTTTGCAGCTTTAGAACCTGGTTTTAGTTTTGATGGTGGTGTTGTTACTGCCATGCTCAACTTAGAACCTGGATGTTCTCTGCGATAAGAAGCAATACCCTTACGGTTCAAACCACCTTTGGGGTCTTTACCTGCACTTCTTTGCCATGCGGCCGACTCATACAATTCTTCATCCGATACGTCATCAAGGTCTTCCCAAATAACTTCCGGATCAATATTATTGGCTTCTGCAATTTCCATGACAAGTCCTTCAACTACATCGAACATTGCATCTGGATTGTGTTCTTCTTTAAGTTCACTACGCATGTAATTGGCAACAGTCATGATGTAGTCTTCTGCTAATGTAATCTTAGATTCAACCCATTCTGGCAAATCTGTTTTCTCACCAATCAAGTCCATCATTTCTTGTGCATTATGCATGATGGTACGTAATTGGTTAACTGCCATGTATGGGTCAGCATATTCTGGATCTTTAGTTTCTTCTGTGACTTCTTCTTTGGTACTTCTCCAGCCACCACCCATTGCTTTATATTTTTTAGATGCCCAACCGTTAGCGTAAGCAGAAGGATAAACAGCAAACTTAGATTTAGCTGCAGCCTTAGCACGAGCCCATTTTTCTGGACTTGTTGGAACATTCTTTTCTTCTAAATCTACAACTTCTTCACGAAATGTTCTAAGTGTTTTCATTATTGTTCCCTTCTTCTTTCTGCATTACTTTTTCTTAATGGATGGTCAGGATTCTTATAAGGAGTTTTTCTCATTCCTTCTGAATCATAATTTCCTGATTTTTTCTTTGCTATTGCTGTGGCGGCCGCAATTGCTGCAGCAGCACTTTCTGTCTTAACATTTATAGGTGCACCACGGCGTTCTGGATTTGGATCCTCACGGCGTTTTCTTTGTGCAGCTTTTGCTCTACCTTCTTTACCGAGTGCGTTTGCTTTTGCTCTAGGTAGACATTTTGGTTTACCTTCACCTGGATCTCTGGCACAATGACCTTTGACATTACCTTTGGTGTCCATGCGAACCCAATCTTGCTTAAACCATTTGCGTAAGTCTTCATTAATCCAATCGTCTGGTGTTTTACCGTGTTTGGATTTAAAATCGTTGTGTAAGTCTTTACCTGTTATGCCATGGTTTTTTGATATCTTAGTCATCAATTCATCAATTGTGTGATAATCATGACTATCTAATTGTTTCAAACCATCTTCTAATTCTTTTACATGGTCTTCTTTGGTGCAGCTACCTGGAGAATATGGAGCTTTACCAGGTACTGGTCTGTAACCTGGCCAACATCTACTTTTTTCTCTAATCTGTTTAAAAGTTTTCATATCTTTCTCAGTATATCTGCAACTCTCATATCTACTGGAATAACATCTGTTGTTATATTCTTACCCCTAATACCATTAACATTTTCTGGCAATATGTTCAAATAAAGCAAAAATGTCTTCAATACATCGTAATCCTTCTCATCGGTCCTAAAAAACAATATTCTTGCTGTAGCTTCAGGTCCAAAAACATTATTCAAAAGAATGATATGATTTAGAATCAATCTCTCTTTAAGACTTTTGGTAATTTTATACCTACGAAATAGTCTCTTGAGATACTTGGTTCTCTTCAAGTCTCCTTCAAATTCTGACATAAGGCAGTTTGGAGATGTATAACACTTTGCCGCATACATCACAAAATTATCTTCATTCAATTCATCAAACATAATGTTGGGGCCGAAGCCCCATCCTTATTATAGACCAGTGAATGCTTGACCCCAGCTAGTATTAGCTGAGTTTGTATTTGCAGCAGTTGGGCTAGCCAAGGCAACTAATGTTTCTTTGATATAACGCACAGAACCATCATTGTTGGTTTTCTTTTGAATGTGAACCCAACCAGGAACAACATCACCTAAGGCAACAGTATTGTTTGCCAAACGTGTTGGTGTAACTAAAATTGTATCTGCACCATATGTTTTGGTCATTGTTTTGTTTGTGTTATAAACAATACCTTTATCAAACTCAACACCAAAACCAGCACTTACAGTATTAAATAAAGCTGGTGTTAGTGTAACTGTGTTGCCACTTATAGAAGCAACAGTTGTGTTCGAAGCAAAGAAACCGGGAATACCATTGCCTGCTTGGCCACCTTTGTTATCACCAAATCCGTTGGCCCAGAAATAAACGTATTGACCGGCAGTAATACCGATGTTTGCTACGTTATTTGCGCCGCCATCCAAATAATTGATACTGATGATGGTATTTCCTGAAGTGTTACCTGCAAAAACAGTTGCTTGAACATTTTCTCTGGTGACTCTTACAGTATCCCATTTTGGTTTGCCTTGGTTACTATTTGCGTCTGTATTTTTCCACGATGACATTTTTATCTCCTTAAAGGGTAATCTATCTATTTATTGTTATTGTTTTTTGCCTGTATTTGTGGCAATATAGTCTGGTTGTTTACTACGATTTTTCAACATTGGGTCAATTTCAATCGTATCTCGTTTCTCACCAGTTAAAGTTGTACCACCTTTAAGGATCATACGAGCATTGGTTCCCTTTTCATCACTATCATTCACCTCAGTCTTTTTAATGACTTTTGGTTGTTTAACATCGGTACCTGGACCTTTGTCATCCTTTTCGTGGTCATACAAGTCTTCTTTTAGTCTATGTTTTGCATAGATTTCTTTGACCATTTTAGCAGCTTTTGTTCTTTTTGGTGAAGCAACATCATTGGTAGTGTTAGCACCATCAAAAGGAGATTGTGTCGCACATTGTGGATCGTTGATATTGTCTTCTTTTTGCATTGTATGTTTCATACTTCCTGCTGGTGTTGGTACCGCATAGTGTGAAGCTGCTTTGTCTAGTTGACGTTTTCTTTTCAAAGTCGGAGACTTGGAAATTTCAGAACGAGTTTCTGGAGCTCCAGTATGTGGGCCATTATACTTTGTTGTCAAATCCTCATTGACTTCATCTTCTTCATAAATTCCATGGTCACGTTTCCATTTTTCATATTCGCCTTTTTTAGATTGTGCAACTCTTTGGTTCTTACTGACATAATCAATGTTGTAACCTTTAGATTTGTAGAATCTTGAAAGTAAGTCTGCACGGCGAGATGTGACATTTTCAGGCAAACCAATGCCACCACCATCACCTGTGGTGGACCATTGGTCCCATGGATTTTTTCCAAAAGATGGTTTGACTTCAGTCTTTTTGACGATGCCTTTAACCAACTCTTTTGCTTTAGTCATCTTTCTTTTCCTCAGAAGTACCTAATTTACCCATCATAGTTTCGTTTCTAATCTTTTTGAAAGATTTACGAGCCAACTCTTTTGCAACTTCCATTGGTGAAGTTTTTTCTTCTTCTTCAACATTCAACTTAACTTTGTAAGAAAGTGGTTGATTGTGGTAATCAGCATGAACTTTTTGGCGACCTTTTAATGTGTCAACAGTTTTGGTTTTCATGTTTTCACCTGGATCAATACGAACATCATCCTCTTCACTCATTGTGCTAATGCCGCCAATGTCTTCTTTTTTAGTTTTTTTTACATTCATTTTATGGGCTTCTTCATGGTGCATACCCATTTCTTCCATTTCCATGCAATGTCCTTCATGGCAGTCACATAGATGTTTTTCTGCTTCTTCACAGGTTTTGTGACCAATCATTTCTTTCATTGTTGGGTGGTGAATGTAAGCCCATTTTGTTTTTCCAGTATGTCTGCCAGAAGAACTAATATCATGGTACTCATGGATTTCACCAATCTTTTTACCCTTGTGATATGCATGTAATACCTGAATCGTATCAGGATGGTGATGCATTCCATGTTCTCTCTTATATTCTAACTCTTCTTGTAAGTTAGCAAACTCTTCTTTCATGGCTTGCTTAGTAGCAGTAGCATACATTACATTCTTTGCACGGTCACCATAACGGTCTTTGAAACCAGCCATGCCTTTTTTCATAGACATAACAATCTTTTCACGTTTTTCTTTTTCAGAAGGAGTCATGTGACGTTCTTCATCAAGGTCAGTTTCTTTATGACCTTTGTGCATTGATTTTTCGTGTTTGTGAACTTCTTTATCAGCAATTTTCTTTGCTTCTGGTTTAGTTACATACTTTCCAGTTTCTTCACCCATTGAATGTTTAGACAAATGAGTTTCTTTTTCTTCTTCTTTCTTCAAAGCAGAAGGTTTGACCATTTTCTTGACAAGTGCTTTATCTTCTTTCTCGTCAGGATGGTCTTCTTCTTTCATTGCTTTCTTGGTGTATACATCACCAGTAGAAGTCTTTTTGTGTTCATGGCCAGTCAATTCGCCTTTTTTCTTAGGCATTTGACTCATGTATTTGCCTTTTAAAACATCAAAAGGATTAGATGATTTTTTCATTTCATCTTCTTCTCTAACGTCAGCTGAATGTCCAGACGCTGCGGCTTTGTCATCTCTTTTTTTGTAAATCTGGCCGCCAATTTTTTCTGGAGGAACCATGCCTTCTGCGTGTGGTTTTGCTGTAACAGGATATTTCTTACCTTGGAATTCAAAGTGAGATTGTCCTGCTTTCTTAGCAGCATGAGCAGCCATATGAAAACCAGTCTCATCTAGTTCTGGTTCTAAAAGCATCTTTTTCTTCTTTTCGTCTGCTTCCAAGATTGATTTTGTTACGTCAATCAAGGCTTGTGACACTAGAGATTTGGTAAACATTTATTTTACTCCTGTTTTCTTCTTTTTGATTGTTATACCCGATTGGCCAAATTTTTCAGATGGCTTAACGAAGTCTTCCTTATTACTAGCACCACCAAGAGTGCCACCTACACCAGAATCTCCTTGACCAAAATCAAAGATTGATTCCTTAAACTTTTTTAATTTCTTATTTTTTTCAGCTAACGGGTTGGGGTTAACACCTCTTGGTTTACCCGCATAATCTGCAACATCATCATTACTGTATTCTGTTTCTTCACGGTATGTAGAATCTCCTAAACCTGCGCCAGCAGAAGCACTTGTTCCTGCTGCTCTTGAATTCATTGTTTGGCCAATACCATCGACACTGCCTAATTTTGCAGAATTTAAAGAACGGTCACCCAATTTTTTTCTTCTGACACTATCAGCATCTTTGTTGAAATTTGCCACTTTAGGTTCTGGCATTTTAATCATTTTTTGTGCATCTTCTGTATATGTATTACCTCCGCCAATTTTAGGCATGTAATCACTATTTTGTTTGATATCACCATCTCTAACATCATCTCTACGACCTAATTTTGCAGCAAATTGCATAACAGGACTATTGTTGTCCTTCAGTACATTCAAACCTCTGTCTTTTAGATTTGATTTCTGAATAGATTTTGCACCTTCATAAATTTGTAAAAATCTATTGGAACTTGTATAATGAATAGAACCATTGTCCAAAAACTTTGTTGTTTCTGTGAATAGTTCAGAGATATCACTAACTTTATCTTCTAGATTTCCAGTGTTATCAAAACGAGAGAAACTTTCAAATAATTCCGAAAAATGTGCAATATTCTTTTGTGCTTCTGTCCAACGAGCGTGACGAGTTGATTCAACCATCATTCTGGACAATAATGTGTTTCTTTCTTGGCTTACTTTGTCGGTTGTATCAACAAAAACCATCATGGTGTTATAACCCAATTCTTCCAATTCTTCTTTGATTTGGGAAATCTTTTCATAATCATCGGCAGGTCCATTAATAATAAGTGGACCACGTTGACGAATTGCTTCCATCTTAGGATTCATAGAACGCATAGCCAACTTGTGCTTGTCGTTCATGATATCCATAACTTGTTGGAAGTTCAACTCCACAATGTTTTGTTCTGCGATACACTCACGAATAACAACGTCTTTACCAGAACCAGGACCACCAGTAACAAAGATGGCTTTACCTTGTCCACGATTGGTAGATTCATGTAGGCCCATACCTTTAGTTACATCGTGGAACAATTCTGTTGCATGTTCCGGATGTTTTTGTATGTTTGATGGTAGATTCTTTTTGAATTCTTTAAAGTTACCATTTTTAACGTGGTTACGCATATCGGTACCAGAAATACCTTGTTTACGTTCACCTGTTGATTGTTGTTCAATGTGGTCAAACTTAAAGTAACCATGGCGGCCTTCTACACCATTATACTTTTTCAACAAGTGATAATTTGCTGAGGCGTCTTCACCAGAAGCAACGATAGCATGATTGTAACCTTTTTTGTGCATTTCTGCCGCATGATGTAATAGACCAGGTGCTTCTTTTGATGCTGGAACAATATTTGCATCTGGAAAAGCACGTTTGATGTGCTTCATTTTTGTTTTGATATCTAACGGATTCTTTTTGGCATCATGAGCGTGCGAAGCCACAATAATGTGGTCAGCATTATTTTTCTTGGCCAAAGCTTGAATGCCTTTGACATTTTCCTCATGACCCTTAGTAGGTGGGTTCATGCGGCCAATTGCCATGACAATCGACTTGGTCTTTTCTTCTACTAATTGTCTAAATGATTTCATCGTGGTCTTGCCAAAAAGTTAAGTCTATTGAATTCTTGTCTATCGTTTAGTTTAGATACTCTACCTTTGTGTGTTGCAACAAAACCTTCTGGTTTAACTGATGCATCACCAACTGTATGTTCTAAACCACCTGTATGTCTAGCCAATACATGAACCAAAGAATCTTTGGCTTTCTGTAAATGGTTGTGCATTTTGAAGAAATTTTCATAATGTTGAGTATTATTATCTATGTGTTCAATGTGAGCTTTCTTTTCTGCTTCTTTTCTAGCAATTGCCGCAGGTGTTTTGACCTTTGCAATGTCTTTGTCATATTTTGTTTCAATAGATTTTTTGAGTCCAGCAACGCTTGGTTTCTCACCAGTTCTGATAGTCTGGTTAATATGTGTCTCTATAGGACCACCAGCATTACGGTGTGGTTCTGTTGCTGTATACATTTGTTTACCATGTAGGTCATGTAATGCTTGTGCTGATGCCAAATGGTGATGAAATTGGTCATCATCATGTTTTGACATCATAACTTTAGATGTGTCGTGACCAGGTTCTCTGTGGTACACATCTGCATGGTTTTTAAATCCAGACAAATCTGGATGAAAGTCAGCCTTCATATCCGCTAAAGTTTTTCCATGGTATTGTGTATGTGTGTATACACCAATCTTGGCTTTACGAATTTTCTTACCTTCTTCTGAGTCTTTAGGTGCAGAATAGTTAATTGTATTTGGTTTGAAATGAACTCTACCATCATGTTCAGTCTTATCACCATGGCCGAACATCATATCACCTTGATAAACACCAGTTTTTGGTGCAACTTTTGGTAAATGATGCAATGCGTCTTTTAGTTTGGCCACAAGACCTGGTGCATGGCCATGGTTCATTTCAATGTCTTTATCCGAGTAATTAACTTTTGGATTTACATTAAATGCAGATTTGGATGCCACAAAGAACTTACCTGTCTCTGGATGATGACCATAAACAATACTTGGTGAACCATCATGTTTCATTGTCAAAGTAGGATCATTCTTACCTGCTTTGATATGTTTTCTCACTTGATTCAACACTCCAACTGCGTGATTAAAGCCTTCCGCACCATCATGGATGGCATGGTCTTCCACATGCGTGATGTGTTTTAGCTTGGACTCGTCAGCTTCCTCTTTGAGGAGGGATTTGAAACTTCTCATGTTTACCTTTAGACTTGCAATACACTATGATTGCCATGAAGTTATTTATATAACTTTTTAGTTTGTATACCCAAACGTGGAGAGTTTGGGTTCGATACATAGTCAATATTTTTCGACTTGACCGTTACCAGCTAACCAACCAGTACAATGAATTGTATCAAATTCTACCAAATATTCTTTTGGAATGTTGACAAAATGAGCATGTTCGAAATCCATGAATGTAAATAGTGGCAAGTTTTTCTGTGTTACTTCTAAGTAATTATCAATTAATGATGGGCAAAAAGAAAACATTCTGGTGATTAGAAGGTCTGTTGCACCATGTGTTACTTGCGACATCCATGTTGGAATACGTTTTTTGAACACGTATTTACCAAACATGTCATCATACTCATTAATATTAAAACCATCTTCCAAGACAGAACGACCAGATATCTTAAAGATTCTTTTTACATCTTTTAGAATTGGTTGTTGTTTTAGTAAGATGAATGCGTTGAATAACAAAGCACTCTCAGCCCAAGATTGCATACCTTTAGAAGAATATTCATTTACTTGTGGTACTTTATTCATATCCATGAAATAGTTACATTTAGAATAAAGTAATTCTAATTCTTCTGTTGTGAAAGTAATCACGGATGCATCAGCCAAAATAATGATGGCTTCCGGAACTTTACTTCTGATGGAATCCAAAGTTATAATAGTTTGTTCAAATCTTTGTTGGTGATTCCAAAACCTAGTATTCAGTGATTTGATTGCTGAAGTTACAAAAAATAGGTTTTTATTTGGTATCATATTTGTTTCTTAATTTTTCCACATAGTCACTACAAATTCCATAGACACCATTATACTCTTTTTCCAAGTCTTTGTCAAATCTTTCCGGCATAACTATGATACTACGTTCTGTAGTTTCTTTTCCTGGATATGTCCAGATATAGTTATGGCTAGTTAATGTGAAATCATCTTCTTGGTGCCAAAAATATTGCATATAAATTCTTGTGGTTAACCACTTTAAAGCCTCAAGGTTTTTGGCATGAATCCATAGACCAGTTTTTTGTAACCATCTTTCATTAATTGCATATTCAGGTTTATTGTGGCCAAGATAGAAAACGGAATCAACCAACCATAAGTCAACTTCACAATCATATCCTTCTGCCAAAGACTTTTCTATTTGTTCGGGTTTGTTTTCTAGGTTAAAATTTGGACCTTGTGTTAAACCTCTATGTGCAATAAATTTCATATTTTTAAATTGTTATAGTTAAACCATTCTTGTGAAGTACCAACATCAACATAGTTAAGAGATAGTTTTTCTTTAAATGTGTGTCCAGATTGTAACATCACGGCAATCACATCAGACACAAATACTTCTCTTTCTTGTGAAATGGATTCAAAAACCTCTTTATATTCTTTGACTGATTGAAACTTGTAACCACCAAGACAAAACTTATTTGATACAACTTTCTTCTCTACAATATTATTTACATTTCCATCTGCATCAGTAATGATATAACTTTTGGCTTCAGGTCTATTGAGATTCGGATAATCAGCAATATCTGAAACACAAATGTAATTGCCTTCAGTAAGTGTGTGTGTAAAATAACTATCACAGTCTTTTATGATGAATTCATCTTCGCCAATATTCTGAAGAATTTGGTATGCAGTATCTGCTGGACCTTTTGTCAACTCTGGAATAATAACAACATTAACTTTGTCACCTAGTTTTTCCTTGATAACTTGTTTTGAATTGTATTTCTCATTATGTTCTTTGAGTACACCAATTGTAATTGAAAGACCTGCATCCAAATAAGGTTTGATTGCCTTCTCTAACATCAATTTGTTTTCAAAATCTTCCAACAGATATTTCGGCTTCATATTCGGAAAGCGACTGGAAAGACCTGCAGCCGGTACAATTACTTGCATATTAAACCTTATAATGTTCCAAGAAATAGTTCAAATCTTCTGGAGTACCAATACCCCACATCTTTTTGATATTCTTGGTTCTAATTTTCTTGCCGTCTTGAATAGCTTCATTGAATACTGGACAAACATAAAATTCATTGTTTGTACGAATGTTCTTTTCAATCATTTGTTCAGCATACTTGACATAATCACTACCTTGTTTCCAATAGTAGATACCAACAGTTGCAAGATTACTGATTGGGTTCTTTTCTGCTACTTCAGATACAAAACCATCTTCACCTAGTTTTGCAAAGGACCATTTGGGGTGTGTTGCCTCAAAAGTAACAATACCACCATCAATAGAGTCGGCAGTAAATGCATATAGGCATTCATTAGAATTCCATTCAACAAACTGGTCGGAGTTGGCCATCAACAATGGTTGGTCGTTGTTAATAAGTTCCTTAGCAAGAAGTGTGGTACAAGCCGCACCTTCTGTTAAACCATCAACTTGAATGATATCACAACCTGGTGAAATTAGATTCAATAATTGTTTTAGATTGTACTTTTCATAATGTTCTTTTTGCACAATGTAGATGAAGTGAGCTTCTATGTTCAAATTTTCAGTTACAACCTGAATCATAGGTTTACCATCAACCTCAATCAACGGTTTGGGAAAAGTGTAACCCGCTTGTGCAAAACGACTACCTGCACCGGCCATTGGAATCAATACATTCATCTTATTATTTCTCCATGGTATATTCAATTGTGTTTGTTTTTTATCAAAAGATTCAATCATATCTATGAATGTATTTCCATGCAATTCATATGCATCTTTGACAGGATACAAAATGGCACCAGAGTTGGTTGCACCCTCTCGACCAATATGACTATCTTCTACGATAATTGTATCTTTTGGTAATGCTTTCAATGCAGTCATACATTGCCAGTACATTTCTGGAAATGGTTTTGGATATTTCACGTCTTCATTGCTAACGATATAATCCACATACTTTAATACATCCATGGAATTAAGTGAAATCTTAATTGTTTCACGGATACTATTAGATGCAACTGCAATCTTCCAACCCATAAGGTTGAGTATTCGCATTATATAATGTGCTGATGGATTTTTTGGACATTCTGGTATTAGTTTGAATGTAGACTTCTGCTTTTCTTTCCAGATATCATCAAAATATTTTGCATCTAGACCTTTTTCTGTGGCCAACATTTGAAGTTTTTTGGTGGTATTCAAACCATCATATTTTGAGAGATGCTCTTCTCTTGTAATTACAAACTGTTCGCCAGCAACTTTACGAATTGCATCATTAAGAGCTTCATAGTGTAGTTCACGGGAATCAAGTAAAACGCCATCAAGGTCAAATATAACTAATTTATTCATTTCTTCCAACTATCATAATCTTCACGAATCAAAGAGTGCCAAGTACCATTATGTGGTCCTGGTGGAAATGGATTGTTCATGTCAACATATTGTAACTTTGGTCCAAACAAACCATATTCTCGCAAGTTAGCACTCATCATATTTTCACCAACAAACTGTGTACCAGCACTGTAATACTTATCTAGGTTCAAAAAAGTTGACATGTATTTGTCCATGTTCTCTTGTGAACTAAATGCAAATTGGTCATTACCAAAGTCTCTTGTTGGTACCATTCTGCAATTCGGAATATACAACATTTCATTAGGCAATTCACCAAAAGGTATCTTTACGTTTAAAGCATAATCTGTTCGGCTACGAATAACCCAATCATATTTTACATTGTTTGTCTTTGAATAATACATCATGGATTCACGACACTTATTCATTGAAAAATACATTGAGTAAACAAATCTAGCTGGAAACTTTTCTGGATTTGGAACATTGGTATATTTTCTATCAACATCCAATTCAAGTGGTGGTGAAGAAGAATGTATGACTGGTTTATACAACTCAATCATCTTATCAACAACATTATCTGCATCCCAAGTATGAAAGAAAATATCTACATCATGATTATCTAATAGATTTTTTCTATAATACTCAAAACCTCTTTCAACAGAACGAGCTTGACCGGAGAAACATAATGCAATTTTCATTTGAACACCTTATTGAGTCTAGTTAAGTGGCGACCACCATCAAATGTTGTTTTCAACCAAATGTCAACCATTGCAGAAAACTTTTCTTCATCTACATACTTAGATGGTACCGCAAAGTGATTTGCACAATTGTGTTTGATGGAAAACTCAGCCGTATATTCATCAAACGTCAAAGCACTAATTACACCAGACTGACTTGCTGCAATATTGACACCTTGGCCTGAACGACAGAATGCAATACCAAATTCACAAATATTGTTCCGAATCAACTCTGTGGATTGACTGATGTAATCATAGTAATCACAAGGCTTGTCAACATATGTTCCAACATCAATGTACTTGATACCTTTTTCATTCAAAACTTTCTTGGCCATTTCTTTTGCGTCAAAACCAGAATGGTCGGATGCAAGTGCAATAGGTTTGTCACCAAATCTGGCAATTACTCTTTTACGGAAGAATTCAAAACTATCCACATCTCCAAGAACGTGCATCTTTTCAGTTTCAACTGTCACAATCTTTTTACAATCTTTAATCATATGATTGTATAAAGGTGCAATGTAGAAGTCTTTGTCTGTTGGGTCATTACGCATAACATAGTCTGCATAAGATGTGAACAAGTATGCAGTCTTGAAGTAATAAAGTCCAACGTTTGCATATCTTGAGATGACTTGTTTTTCGGCAACACGTGTGACAAATCCGTTAGAATCAATATCACAATAACTGTGGTCTGCACTATTGGCTAAGAAAGTCAAAAGAAAACCGTCACAATCTGCTGGCGGTTCATTTAACTTAAATGTTGATTGAAAATATACATCAGGTGTATAAATGTATAATGGTAAGTCTTCATCAATTAGTTCTCTGGCCTTCAAACACGTTTCTAAAGCACCACGGGTTTCTCCGTCAACAATACAAATTTGAACATCATCACCAAACTTAGACTTCAGAATTTCATCAATACCATAATCATAAACATGTTCTAAACGAACCACAAATATCAAATTACAATCTGTAGTATCAATAGAAGACATGGACCAATCAATGATGTGTTTGTCTTTGGCCATAATCAAAGACTTGGGCATGGTATAACCAGCATCAATGAAGTTTTGTGCTTTGCCAGCAATAGGTAAAATTACATTATACTTTTTCATTATATTTCCTAATCAATTCAGAAGCTGTCTTGTGTGCATAGTTTATTGCTGAGTCTATTGAACCAGATTTATGCAATTCATATAAGAAACAACTTGCAAACATATCTCCTGCACCCAAAACATTAGCATCTTTTACAAACATATCTGGCTCTATGAAATATGCTTTCTTTGAGTCTTTGATACGCACGGTACTGCCTACTGAAGTATGTACAATCACAGCACCTTTCGTGTGTTCTGCCAATTCTTCCAAGTTATACATTTCTTCATAAGAAATAAACAAGTAGTCCACATACTTTAACAATTCTACATCAACTTTTGGACCTTTGCAAGTGTCCGCAGTAACTATACCATTTAATTTAGAAATGAACTTAGTATCTTTCAATTGATTCAAATATAAAATATGTGATATGTGTGATGGTTTGATTGAGTGTTTTAGTTGTAATGCGTTTAAATTGGCCTCAGAGTCTCTGGATGAATTAAGACGGTCAACATATATGTCTGCATCACCTAATGCAGTAGGACACAATCCAAGATTGATATCTGCACCAATATCCTTGAATGTTCTAACCATATTGGCCATGGCACCAAAATCCATGGTTACTTTGTCACCATCATGTATTGTATCGATGGCCAAATGACCATATAGTGTAATATCAAACATTAGAATTTTTCTTTCTTATCAAGTTCATATACCTTTTGAAGATGTTCATCAAAGTCAAACCTTGGCAATTCTTTTACACTTAAGTAATCAAATAGTTGCATAACAAAGTTTTGTCCACCATAACTATGTAACTCTTGGGCGTGGTCTTTAACAATCAATGGTGAATCTTTTGGACAATAACTCTTAACAAGCTTCATCAAGCCAACATCAAATATGTCATCACCAACAAATATGATTTCACCTGGTGAAACGTCATATTTTTCACAAATTTCTGGAAGGAAATCAGCCTTCTCTTTGTTTCTGGTTACAATAACATCAATGTTTCTATTCTTAGCAATTTCCACATTGTATGCATCTCCAGTAAGAAACATAACATTAACACCCAAAGCACGAAAACGTTTAATTGCTGTCCAATCTTTATCACAGAATGTTTTTGAAGTAACATTTCCATAACGGTCATAGTATTTTTTCCCATCGGTCAAAACACCATCTACATCAAGTATTAATAATTTAATCATCTGAATCTCTCTAAAACTTCGGGGTGAACTGGATAGTGATTACCTTGAAACTCGGCTTTACATATTGAATAGTATAAGTTATCGTGACTGTTTTGTTCAACATTTGTTAAAACAACTATTTTTTCTTTTGGTATATACTGAACCAACTTATTCATTAGGCCATGCGTGTCAGGTAAATTCCTATATGCGTGATATGATTCTCTCATGGCTTTGTATACAAGTGATGTCATTTCGCCTGGCCACATATACATGTTATCGCAAGTCCAATTCAAGTGTGCAACACTTTTTTCCATAAAAAGAAAATTGAACTTATCAAAATGTATGTTGTCGATTGGTTTAAACCAGTGTAAGTCTAAACGAGTAAACACAACAAAATCAAAGTCTTTGTCTAAGAGATTTTCAAAAGAAGCAATCTTAGATGTGAATGTATTTGAACCTTGAAATTCAGAATAGTATACACCAGTCGGTTGAACCATCTCATAAAATTCTTTTTCCAGATGTTCATCAGGAATCCTGTAAGATGAAACAAAGACTTGAACCTCATGACCCAAGTCTCTTAGTGGTTGAATGATGTTTTTGTTTACATTTGGCCAACAATGTTTGAAATCTTTTGGACTTGGTTGACCATTACGCATAAACTGGCCGTATAGTAGGCCATATAAAGATACTGCTATTTTCATGCGGTTCTATAGATAAACATTTGTGATTCATTATCTTGTCCATATTTTTCTTGGACAAATTTCTTCCATTCTGGTACACGGTCATATTGATGAACAATCGGGAACATTTCACGGTTATGTGTCCAAACGACACCATTATCAAACATAGGTTCTTCACACAAAAGATTTGGTCTAAACCCATCAATCTTAGATGGATCAACAACAGTACCAGCTTCACAAGCCCAATGATTTGTTTCTAATACACAATCTTTAAATGGTTGTGTGTTGATTAGAACGTTAAATACTGCTTGGTCACAAACAGGAATAGGCCTGTTGATTGCATTGGTGAAAATGTTGAACACCATATCTTTTACATATTCAGATGTACCACCAAATGTTCCAACGTTAAAGATTTCATTGTCTTTGAATTGTTCATAGACATAAAGACCGTAAGCCTGTTTTAGATTCTCATCACCCCAAGATTCGTCTTTATATTTTAAACCTTCAGATGCAATAACAAGTTTGCATTCCAGTTTATGCATATCTTCCATAATGTCAAACGGACTACATTGGAAGAAAACATCCTTAACATCTGTTGTTACGACATACTGATAGTTTTGCCAATTAGAATACAAGTAATCATAAATTGACAGAAAACGCAACACATGTGGTGGAACATTTTGCATCATTTTCATAGGTACAACAAATACACCCTTTTCAATCAACCAATCGACTGTGGCTTGATTTGCGTTACCTGCAACCAATACAACATCAGTATTATCTCCTGCAACTTCTAGTGCAGACATTACCCAAGGTTTGAGTTGATTGATTCCGTAGTTTGTAAAACCACCAATAATTAAATTCTTCATTTCAATATCCTGACCTAGTTTTAATCAAATTCATAACATCTTCACTGCCTTTTTGTTCTTCACGGGGAACAAACAAAGCTCTCTGTCTCTTATTATCTATGTCTTCTGCTGGAACAAGATAATAGATTGCTAAACTCTTTCTATATTGACCTTCAGGTGCGGTAATACCTTCAGTTACACCGTGCCAAGAGTTTTGTGTAGTATCAAACAATACTGCACGATTAAATTTTGGCCAAATAGACTTAATCAATTTCTTTGGTTGATTAGTTTCTTCGTCATGTGACCAAAGACCTATATTGCCACCCCAAGACTTCTTCCAGTTTGGATTTAAGTAAACGATGAGATTCAACTTACGCCTCATGTCCATCTTAGGATGAATATCATAATCGAGGTGAACATTCAAGTAATCACCAGCTTGATGCATGTGAATACCGCCACCATGTAAACCGTAATCTGGAACCAAATCAAATTCGTTCGTAAGATATGCAAATTTACCAACAAGAGGTTCATCTACTAAACATGATATTGCTTTGTAAACGTTTTTTGAAAACTTGGTCCAGTTTTGTATGGTGCGTTTCTTTTCAATTGGATTGTCATACTTTGCATCAGTATTTTCATCATATCCTGGCATACCATCAAAGATACTACGAGCAATTTCTTCAACAAAAAAGTTATCAATCACGGCATGATTAAAGGGTTCTGCTGATAAAAAATCTTGTGATATTTTATGCCAATCATGTTTATTAATTATTTTATCCACGGGAATTTTTCTCCATAACGATTTTTCATCACTGTATTGCCATGCAAAAAGAATTCTGGTTTAACAGAACCTTCATTGCCGGCAAGTTTATAATTTAGTGTATATTCACCGGTGCAGTCAAAATTTTTAAAATGTGTTGACAAAACATTTAAAAACACTCTGTCTTGTCCCCAACCACCGTGCCATACATTGGCTAATCTTATCGCAATTTCAGTTTTAAGGCAATAACAATTTGTATCTACATGGTGATAATCTTGAAAGCATTTCCATTTACCTAGTGATTCACAGTCATCATTACAAAAGTAATTTCCATCTTTATCAAGAATCTTTCTTAGTGAATAAGACCAGTCTAGATTTTTAGTTTTGATGTTTTGAATTTGTGATTCAACATGATTTGAATCAATGAAACAATCTTGATCCAAATATAGAATATATTCTGTATTGATTAAGTGTGTAAAAGAGGCGTAGATGCGATGGCCATAAAAGCCATTTGCACCTACGTTGATTGGTAAATAAGCAACTTTAACTTTATCACCATATTCACTGGTGATAACGCTGACTTTCCCACGATGTTGTTCGCCATCACATACAACATAACAAGTTGTTGGATATGTTTGAGATAAAACACTATCAATTGCTTTTCTCAGGTCAGGTGAACCTGTTGTAGGTATAATCACTGTTGCTGTCATAATATACTTTCAGTTTTAAGATATTTTTAAATGAAAACAACTTGTGAAAACTGTTTGTGCAACACTAACAGGCAAAGACTGTAAATCCTTATCTATATTTCCACCTAATTGTTTTTTTCTTGATTCAATTTGTTCTGGACGAATGCCTGCACCAATACGAGATGATGAAGCGGCATCCACAAGATTTTCAATTACAATTTCTTTAGCATATTTATTTACGATACCTTCGATAGAAATAGCCAATTCAGAAGCCGCAGTCTTGTTGTAAATCTTTTCAGCATTTGTGCCAGTTTTGACCTTATTTAAATCAAATTCTTGGCCACCATTTATTTCTGAAAACATTCTTTGCAAATAAGGAAGTAAGTCATCAGCGAGACTTTTATCTTTCGATACTGTATTTTTATATTCGTTGCCACCAAACCATAATTTATCACCAGGTTTAGGTATAATTTCGTTTAGTTTTTTACTTTCATCAGCAAACTCTTTACGTATTTTTTGTAATTTACTAATACCACTACTGTCTGTTCCCTTAATTATGAACTGATAAATTCCTGTACCAATAGAACCAAAACGTGCATCAGCACCACCTTCAATTTCTAAACGGAAACCACCAGAAGAACCAGCTTTCATTTTTAGTTTTAACTCTCTATTGTAAATCATCTTGTTTTTTTGGAACATTTGCAAAGTAAAATAAAACTTAACATCGATGTTACCTTGAGACAATTCAACTTTTTTAAATTTAACAATCTTTTCAATTGCACCTGCCACGTTGATTTCATCAATATGGGGATTTAAACCAGATTTTTTCAATGAAACGGGATAACAAACACCTTTTTTATACATCTTGTAGATTTCATCATTGACCATATTTAATATGGCCACATTATAACTATCTGGATCACTACTAGTTAGTTTTTTGGCTGCTTTATTCAACTCTTTTAAACGTCTGATGCCTTCATTGTTATAGATCCACAAATCTGCTGGATTCCATTTATCCTCACCAATTTTACTATCAAAATTAAATTTCTTTTGCATTGAACCCGCTACTTCACGGTAAGTGGTGTATGGACTATAATCATCAGGAATTGCACCACTTCTTGCAACATAACACGATTTGCCAATACCAGAAAAACTTGCGTCAAATTTTTTAACTTGTGCTCTTAAAATTTCATCGAAACCTGTTCCTAAAAACGCATACATTGTTTTAATATATTGATTCAATTGAGTGTCGTTAACTGAATCACTCATGATTTCACTTAAACGATATTTGGAGATTAGTTTTTTATAATCTGAGACTGTGCCAACTGTTTGAAACGATTCTTTTTTAAAAGAATCTAATTGATTGGTGACTTGTAACGCATAGTAGAAACAAAAACCAGTTTCAGAGAGAACTTCTGTAATTGTACCTCCAGATATTTTAGTGTTTGTTTCATCTTTAGACGTTCCACCAGTTCCACCAAATTCGTTAGTCTTGGTTAGTTTAGAAACGGCATAAACTTTATTTTCTGCACGAACACTTATCTTGGCCTTAGTTAAATTTTCAAGTTGTTTTTTAATTTGTTTTGTTTGTTCTTCTTGTTTACTTTTGACCTTTGAAAGATTAGACAAATTGTATTCATTGTTATCAATAATAATTGAAGTCAAAACTCTGGATTTACCATCATCAAAGACAAAAGGTGAAGATGTAACAAATTTATTAACGAACGTGTCAATACGACCGGGACGTTTCTTTAATTCTCCAAGTGATAAACCTGACATTCTAATCTCCTTTGATTATTATTTATCTAATGATTTGAATTTCTTTTCCAGAAGTCCAAACTTCTAATTCAGTCCTCAACCGACCTTCACCTTTCAATGTTTCGTATCGGTTTGAAGCCTTGTTTTTCCACCATTGTATCACATTTTCTAGTTCAAACTTATCATAGTTCTCCTTATCTTTAACAAGTGTATCAGTTTTACAACAAATATAGTCAACAAAGTTGCTATAACCATAGTTAGAAATGTAGTAACGCTTCTGTTCAGTCAATTGTTTGGCCTTCTCAATCGTTTTATTAAAGGCATCACCCTCTATTGTACCTTTCAACGCAGCCTTTGTCAACGAAATAATTTTCATAGAAATTTTTAGTTTCTTGCTTGAAGCGTCTTCATCAACTAAGGGACCAACCCTCTCTTGAACAAAGTCACGCAAATCCGAGTAAGGTTTACCGTGCATCATAGGCAAGAAATCGGATTCTGTCAAGCCTTTATAACGAATAAATGGTTTCATGCCATCATATTGTGATACTTGTTTAGAAGAACCATACAAACTTGTTGTTTCAAATAGACACAAATTCATTCCATACTTTTTGTTTGCAATCTCACGGACTGCATGTGAAGTGCAAATTGCAGCCAAGAGTTTTCCACCAAGATAGTTGAAACCAAATGGTTGACTTGGCACAATCACAAAACCCATCATTGCAGAGTCATTGAATCTTTTACCCCACTCAGGTTTTTGTGTAAAGACTTGGCCAAGCATTTCATTTCTTGGTTTGCAGTTGATTACAGGAGAACCTAACCGAATGAAACCAAGATATTGTCCAGACTTTCTTTCTTTGACGGCTAGGTGAATGCTACGACCAACAGGACGAATGTTGATATGTGATGAGGTGATGTTTAGGAGTGTTTCCCAAGTTTCAGTAGGAATTTCACACACTTGAATATCCATATCATTTGGATGCATGGAGAAATCAGAAAACAAATCATCTTCTGGAGGAAACAAAGGTGTTGGCATTTCAGCCAACGAATTCAATTTTTGGTCACGCATGTACTCATCAATACGGTCAAAATTACCAAAGTAATCTTCAAACGCATTTGCACAATGAATAGCATCTTCTTTAGTCAATATCATACTTTAAATCCATCAAATGATTTCTTACCAGGTTTCTTTACGTTGACCGCTGCATCAACAATACCAGCATCAACAAGACCTTCTTGGCCAGATTGTTCAACGTCATAGAGTTTCATCTTTGCTCTGTCAACACCAACAGTGAATCTTTTGTACATCGTAGGATCATTGTAACGATTCTTCAATTGTTTCACCATGATTTGACCAAGTTCTTGCAAGTCTTCGGATGTAATCAAAGCAAACATCAAGTCAGCGGTAGCGGGCAAACCAAAAGACTCACTTGTGTCTTCCAGTCCGGGATCGGAACTGGTAAAGCCTGAACGTGTTGTTTGTGTAGCAGATACAATTGGAACTCCGTATTCAACGGCAAGGCCACGCAGTTCTTCTGCAATTGACTTAACGTAGGTGTAGGAGTTGATGTTTGCTCCGGCTTTAATGCGAGAACTACAGCATATATTAAGATAATCAATAAAGATAATGTCAGGACGAAACGATTTTTTAAGATTGAGTTCATTCAATAAAGACCTAAAGTGTGTTGCGGATGCGGATGCAGTTGGATACTCTTTGATGATTAGTTTACCTGTAGTCTTTGCTTTTAGTTTTGCAACTTTCTTGTCATACATGTCTTTCGAAAGACTTGTCAAATCATCCAACGTAACATTAAGGAGATTTGCATCAATGCGTTCGGCAATCTTTTCTTCAGCCATCTCCATTGTGATGTAGAGAACATTACGACCCTGAGACATAGCACCAGCGGCAACGTGACACATAAAAAGAGACTTACCGACACCAGTACCAGCC